GTCCGAACTCGACCAATTCATCCGCCGGAACCTCGGCCTCAACTCAAAGAACGGCAGCGGCGGCACAATGCAGATTGATATCTCCATACTCAACAACACGAAAGCGGATCGTGGGGAGGGGTCCGTGAAACCCATTATCGACTTGGATTGATGATTTACGACCTCAATAGTGGTGCGCCTGAATTTGATGGCGCTCATTACGAACCGATGGGTGACCCGTTTTTCTACCGTCAAATCGACCCCACTTGTTACACGGGGTTCTCGTTAGAGCCGGAGAAAGGGGAGGGTAAAAAATACCCCGGCAGCGGGGTTTTAATGTTCAGTGAACTTAAAGACGCCTTTGTTGGCATCGTCGAGCACCCACGTAACCCCCCAGTCGCCTGCTACTCGATTGCGGGGACCAAGATCATTCTCAAGGAGAAACACGGACTGAGCAAAAACGAGATCAAAATGGCGCTCGATCAACTAAAGTCCTGCGACCTCGGGCCGAGCACCCCCTGCTTCCTTGACTCGGCCCCCCTCAAGTAATGGAGCCACTCTTTAAAAAGAAGATAGTAGAAGTAAACCCTACCGTCTTGATCCGAGAAGACCATCAGACCAAGAACGACTTCTCATTCGCCCACCGAAAACTGGTGGGTACCTTCTTTCGGGTCATCCCCCAGAGCGCCCACGAGATTTTCTTCATTCAGGGCCTCCCCAAGAATTATATTGTATTCACGCCCGAGAGTGGAGATGGGCTGATCATATCCCCGTCATGTCTGAAGGGAATGAGGCGGTGATCGTTGGGTGTGATAATGGGCTGGACGGTGGGCTGTGTGCGATTTCCGCATTCGACGGCGGGATCATTGACAAGATCGCCATGCCCACGATGCAGCGCAGCAAGAAACGGGAAGTGGCCGCCGCCAAGATTAACGAGTGGCTCACTGACTTGAACACGCCATTCACGCTGGCCATCGAGGAACCCTTGGCGCACGCGAAAAGTTCGCAGGCCGTTCGGTCCATGGCCATGAGCTTCGGCAAGATAGTCGGGATGGCCGAGGTGAAGGGGTATGACATCGTGCGGGTGTCCGTACATAAGTGGCAAAAAGAAATGCTGGGTAACGTCCCAAAAGGACAAACCAAAATAGCCGCCATGAAATTAGCCGAGCAGCTAGCCCCCGCTGAGAACTGGCTCAAAAACAAACGGTGCCGCACGCCCCATGACGGGATGGTCGATGCCTATTTAATTGCTCAATATATTTTGACAAGGCGGCAGAAGGAGCTATAATCGCGCCCATGCCAGACGACCATGCGGAATTCAGCCCCTCCTCCCTTAAATATGTAGCAGGTTGCGCGGGCTACCATGGGCGCGAAGAAACTAACGCCGCCGCTGAGAAGGGAACGAGGATACATGAAGCGTTGGAAGTCGAGGACACCTCCAACCTCGAAAGCGAAGAGGAGATTTCTATCTTCCAGCAGATCGTAGAAGAAGAGGAAGCATTCCTCGCCAACTACGCCCAGAGCGGGAGAAAGCAGACGGAGGATTTTAAGGAGATCCAGTTGACCGTTGAACTGGAGGGGACATCCACATGGGGGACATGCGACCGCCTTACTATCTTCGACGATGACACGGCGGTTCAGGCCGACTACAAGACGGGCATCTCCATGATCGACCCGCCGGAGAAAAACTGGCAGGCCCAAGCCTACACCGTCGGCAGCTTCCAGAAGTTCCCAGAGTTGAGCGAGATCACGTTTGTATTCTACGTTCCTGTTAGAAATGAGACGCTCTTCCACACGTTCACAAGGGAGGACATCCCCGCCCTTGTCAGGAAACTGTCGGATGCAATCAAGCAGGGAGAAGCCGTCCGCCCAAAATGGGACGACGGCACCCCAGAACTGCCCGACCTGACTCCCACAGTGAACTGTCGCTTCTGTCGGCACGAGAACGCCTGCCCCGCACTAGGCGGGCTGGTGGTATCCGTGGCCAAGAAAATCAATCCCCAGCTCCCTGACGTTGACATCGACTCAATCGAAGACCCCGAAGTTGTCGAGCAATTGTGGATGATCGCCAAGATGGTTTCCAACTGGGCGGACAGCCTGAAGAAGAGGGCCGTGAACATGGCCAAGGACGGGACCGAATTCCCCAGCCTCCGGCTCAAGAACATGGGCGCGGCTAAGAGGGTTCAGGACAACATGGGTCTTGCGGAGATCGCGCAGAATTTCGGCATCGGTAAGGATGAGATGCTGGGACTAGCCAATATCCCACTCGGAAAACTGTCCAAGGCGGTGGGCGATCAGTTCCCCAAGGGGGACCGAAAAAGAATTTCTAAAGAATTTGTTGACGCATGTCTGAAAGCAGATATAGTCACCATCTCAGAGGCGCGGCATACGCTCGCCTGAAACAAGAAACAAGAAACAAGAAACAAGAAACCATGGCAGCAAGCGCAATTAAGAAAGCAACGACAAACATTATGTCGGCAACGAACATGATGATTGAACCCAGCGACATTGAGATCCCAAGGATCAACGTCGTTCAAAAAACATCCGAGATCGAGGCCCCCTTTGGGAGTGTTGTTCTCGACAAACAATTCGTCATCGCAGACCCCGAGTCGGCGGTGCCGTGCATTCCGGTCTCTGTGACCAAAGGCTGGAGGGAGGACATCCCCTACGACGAGGACGAAGTGCCTCGTATCGCTCACTCACCAGAGGAGCGGGACGAGATCGCCAAGACCTCCGACTACTCCATGTTGGAGTTTGCGGACATCACCCTTCTCTTTGAGAAGCCGGACAAAACTGACGTAGGGGCGGCTTACCCGTTTCCTATCGGTGACAAGATGTTCGCCCTCGGGCGGATCAACGTCGCCAAGGACGCGTACCGCCAGACCTTCAAAAGGCTGGCTACGTTCACCCTGTTCAACCCCGATACTCCACCCTCCACTCGGGCGTGGGACTTCACCTCGTCTGTCATCAGTCGTGGCAAGTATTCGTGGTACGCCCCGTCCCTCACGTTCACCGACAAGGAGAGCAGTGAGGCCGTCCAGAAGTTCTGTTCCACCTTCCTCCGCTAATGTCTGAGATTGATACACAGACTGTGGAAGAAGAGGTTGTCATGCTTGGTGGCATGATTGAGGAACTCGACAAGAGCATAGAAACCGCATACGAAAGTAAGCGGAAGCTCATCTCCATCCAAACCGCCTTGGCCAGCACCATTGACATGGAGCTTCCAGTAAACGACAAGAGTCAACTTAACTTGACCTTTGTCGTGGACGGGGAAGAAGCCAATGTGGACAAAGTGGAGAACTAACAAGTCAGGTATCGCGGCGGGACAACCGGAGTTTATAGTGTTCTCTAGTTGTTCTGGTTAAAGCATCGCCTTGGTGGTAATCGCGTAAAAGCCACCGCACTTTAGCCCCTCACTGGTCTTTGTTATATTCCGCCAGTGGGGGGCTTTCTTTTGAAAAGCTATGGAAACCTACGCCCTCGACTACGAAACTTACTACGATAAACAGTGCAGCATCAGGACGCTCGGCCCACTGGGTTACTTTTCCCACCCTGAGTTTGACGCCTACCTGCTCACCGTCAAGGGAACCGACGGCACGGAGTTCGTCGGCCATCCCAAAGAGTTTAACTGGAATTTACTAATTGGTAATACGGCCCTGAGCCACAACGCAGCATTCGATGAAACCTTATATTTATATGGCGCGACCCAATCGTGGTGGCCGGAAGTCACGCCCGTCGCGTGGCATTGCACAGCGGATCTGGCAGCGTATTGCCGCCTTCCTCGCTCGCTCAAAGGAGCGACTCATACAGCTTTTGGACTAGAGGTGGACAAGACCACCCGCGACAACATGAGCGGGAAGAGGTGGGAGTCGATGACCGACGAGTTCAGGGCCGAGGTTAGCGCCTACGCCGTCAAGGACTCCGAGCTTTGCCTTCGCCTGTGGGAAGAATTCAGTGACCGCTGGCCAGAGGAGGAAAGAATAATTAGCACCCTGAACAGGAGGATATGTCAGGGCGGCATACCCATCGACACGGACCTCCTGAAGAAGCAACTGGAGACGATCAACGAGAAGTTGTTTGAGGCCGAGTCCGGTATCCCATGGCTCGGAAGTAAACCCCTCTTGAGCCGTGCTGCATTCGACGAGGAGTGTCAGAAGGTCGGACTGGAGCCGCCTGCAAGTTTGGCAAAGACCAATCCAGAGAGCAGGAAGTGGATGGATTACAATAGCCAGAAGCACAACTGGATCGCGGCCACGCAGAACTGGCGGAGGATCAACGCCCTCAAGAAAAAGGTGGAGAGCTTCGACGTAGCCACAATGCCAGACGGCAGATACTACGGAGGCTTTATGTATTTCGGGGCGCACACAGGGCGCTTCAGTGGGAGCGGTGGGAACCTGAACCTTCAGAACCTTCCTCGCGAGGAGACGTTTGGGATCAACCTCCGTAACCTCATATCTACAAAAGAAGGTAAGCGGTTAGTGGTGGCCGACCTGAGCCAGATCGAGGTGCGGACATTATGCTGGCTGGCTGGAGACAGAAACATGCTCACGGAGATCGAGGAGTGTGATGATATTTATGAAGCCTTTGCGATCCGGTTTGGTCAGTGGGAGAAAGAGAACGGGCCGCTCAAACAAGACCCCAAACTCAGGCACAAAATTAAGGCGATGGTTCTGGGGTGTGGGTATGGCGCGGGTAAAAAACGCTTCGCGGAGATGTCGGGGATGACACAAAAAGAGGCGGGCGCAGCAGTCGATCTTTACCGTAGCTCAATGGATTCAGTGACACGGCTGTGGCGAGAATTCAACAACGACATTGTAGGCGCATATAACCTATCGGAGCAGGGAATGCCCACGCCGTTCACGGTGGATCTGCCGAACGGACGGGTGCTGGACTACGGTATGATTTCGGCGGACAATGTTGAAGGAGGCCGGATACAACACACCGCCTACTTCCCCAAGGGAGTGAAGATGGTTCCCATCAAATTGTGGGGCGGGTTTATTGCGGAGAACGCTTCCCAAGCTCTGGCCCGAGATATTTTTGCGGACATGCTTGTCAGGGTGTCGAACGCGGGGCATAACGTCATCATGCACGTTCACGATGAGATTGTGGTTGAGGCTGACGCCGATAAAGCGGAAGACGCACTGGCAGACATCCTGAGCATCATGTCCACCCCACCGGAATGGATTGCTGACCTCCCGCTCGCCGCCGAAGGGACGACACTAACCCGATACACAAAATGACTTATCGCTATATTGAAAATCTACGCAGTGCTGCCGCAAGAAAGACCGCCGACCTTTCCAAATTCAAACCTTCAGTCCCACAGTTCTCCTCCAAGGCAGGATACAGGGCGTGGTGTGCAGACACAAAAACCAAACATATATTTTACTCCACGGTCGAGGGACGCGCCCCATCGAAAAGGGTATCCTCTGAGAACCCCACCAACAAAGTCTACGGCATCGTGGCCGACTACGACGCGCCCGTAAACTGGAGCATGGTGGACGGGAAGATAGCGACCATCTGTGCGAATAGCCTGCCTACATGGCGGTCGAAAACATACAGCGGATACATCCGTCTGGTCTGGGAATTTGAGAAGGCGGTTCCCGTGCCGCCGGACATGTTTGCCGCGTTCGCCAAGGAGCTGAAGAAGATCCTGAAGCTGAACAAAATCTTCGCTGGCTTCGACGAGACCTCATTAAACCCATCACAGTATTTTGAGTTGGGGTCTGACTGGCACAAGATTGGGACGCCCTTACCCAAATCAGTCGTCCACACAGCCCTCCTCAAGGCAGCAGAGACCAGCCCGCCGCAATCTGGGGACACTGCCATCCCTATTGACGTTGTTGCGGAGAAGGTGCAGAGCACCTACAGCCATCGGTGGGTGGGTCCGTTTGAAATCGGGAGCAGGGGGCCACTGTTCTGGATCGACGACGGGGTTGACCGTGAGGGGTGTCAGGTCACCGACGACGGGATGATCTGCTACAGCGACAGGGCCGGACGCGGATTCATATCATGGCGCGACATCTTTGGGCCGTCCTTCGTCGAGGAATATGAGCAGAAGAAACTCGGCGCTCTTCTTGACGAATACTGGTTCAATGGGAAGCGGTTCTTCAAGCTGTTGAACAACATCGCCGTGGAGATACCAAGGGACCAACTCGTTCTGGAACTCCGACAAATGGGGTTCTGCCCCCAACAAAAAAAGGGCAAGCCCCTGTCGGAGGTTGAATCCGCGATCCTCGTAATCAGCAACCAGAACCGCATCACGGAGATTGCTCCGGTGGTCTTCTCAAAAGAACGCGTGGTGGAAGAAAGCGGCAACCGTATCCTGAACACATCCACTGTAGAACCAGTAGAACCTGCGGACGATGGAGACCCGACGCATTGGCCATTCCTATACGCATGGCTGCATCAGCTTTTTGAGAACTCCACCCCCCGACCAACCATCGAATACTTCTTGGCGTGGATGAAGAGATTCTACGAGGCGCTCTTGGACCGAGAGGCGAGGCAAGGTCAGGCGCTGATTCTGGTGGGACCGACCAACAAGGGCAAGAGCTTGCTCTCCAACAGGGTCATCTCGGGACTGGTGGGGGGCTTCTCCGACGCATCCGATTACCTGTCTGGCCACACCAAGTTCAACAAGGATTTGGGCCGCGTAGCGGCATGGGTGATCGACGACACAACGAGCGCCAGTTCGTTTCAGGATCAACGGAAGGCAACCGAACTGATCAAGCGGGCCGTGGCCAACCCACGCATTGAATACATGGCCAAATACGCGGACTCCATATCTATCCCATGGGCGGGGCGAGTAATCATGTCACTGAACATGGACGCCAACAGCTTATCCGTGATCCCTGCCCTTGACAGCAGCAACCGTGACAAGCTCATGGCCTTAAAGGTGCGCGACAACGCGACAAGCAACTTCCCACCGAACAAAATGCTGGAAGCAACGATCAAGAACGAGTTGCCTTACTTCGGTAAGTGGCTTGTGGACTGGATAGTCCCGCAAGAAATAGAATCCTACGGACGCTTTGGCATTGTCAGCTTCATCGACATCTCAGTCTCGGCGGCAGCCTATGACAATTCCAGCCGCTCGGCAGTGGCTGAACTGGTCGAATTCTTTGCGAAGAAATGCCGCGCCCTGAACGATACTCACAAAACATGGGAGGGAACCCTGACCGAGTTTCAGGTCACCCTGCACGACTTCAACAATGGACGCAACGTGGGCATGTCCAATAACCTTGAGTTTGTCCGGCGGGGAATGTCCGCACTGGAGGAGGCGGGGAAGGCCAACTCGAATATCCGCCCAATCAGGTCAACCGGACGAGGGGGTGGGAAAGTCTGGACAGTGAGCATAGAGGCGCAGTATGACATCATCCCTTCCACTATAGCCGTATCATAGGGACAGGGGCGCTCTCAGACTGGAGATCGGGATGTGGTAACCCGACACCTTGTAGACAAACCCGTATTCGTCCTCATCCCCCTTCCTCTTGAACTCGCCCTGTTCCAACAGGCGGTTCTTGGTTATCCATCCCAGCATCCACGCCCGTGTCAGATCCTTGCGGACGCGGACAAAGAAGTAGTGGCTGGCACGAAGCGGCTTGCTCTCCCCACAGACCACCGAGGCCGTATAGTGGAGCTTGGGCTTGTCGCGGCATGTCTTCGACTTTACGTCGATCTTTCTATTCCCCATTAAGTAGTCATGGGTCATGCTGTAGTTGCCGACGTATTTCGATTCAGGGAATAGTAGCTCAAATGCGATCTCCCCAAGGAACCCAGTCATGCGTCCGGCCCCACGGGTGAACGAATTCGGGAGCACGCCAAGGCGCTGGCTTCGCTCGAATGCCTGTTTTACATTTTCGGAGTTCGGGGTGAACCGGATAAGTTTGCCCCTGCCCTCTTTTGAGAACTGGCGGGGCAGCTTCTTCTTCACAACATCAGTAGCCGCCCTTCAGTCTCTTCTCGACGGCATCAGGGAAAGAATCGCGGGTCCGCGAGGTCTTCTTCTTTTTAGAGGAAGAATGGACGTAGCCTCTCTTCCCAAGCGCGATGTGCTGGTCGTATGTATTTGCACGCGATGACTTACCCGTCTTGGGGTGGCGCATTACGTGGGGCTTGAAGTTTTTCTTGGTGTAGGGCATGTCTGTTAGACTTGAAATCTTTTCAGGAAGCGATCCCAAGAAGGCCAGAAGATCTCATCCATGCAGCGAATAATAGCCTCCTCCTCGTAATTCTCACAAAACCCAAGCCCAGAGAGGGACAGGGCTGCATGGAGCATCTCGTGACGAATCGTATCGTGCAGGTCTTTTCCGGTAAGGGTTTTGTCAATCGTGATAAGTTTTCGTTTGTGTGAATAAATCCCGTAGCAGTCATCCTCACTCAGATCCCTGAAGTTGATCCTCACGCGGACCCCCGCCATAGTGATGCTCTTCGGGATGTTCATCGGGGGGTAAAATTGGTTAGGGCGTGCGCGTAAACCGCCGCCAGCTTGTTTCGGCTGTCGTCGATCATCCGCCATTCTTCCGAATGGCTGCCAAAGAAAGGCTCTGCGATTACGGAATAACAGTGCGTCCTCCTCAAAAAAGCAGAACCGCGTTGGCGGGGACCGCGTGCTTTGATGCCGCGTGACTTCATATCGGGATAAGACCTCTCCATCGAATCACGTAGTGCCGTGGCCAATTGTTGGCCTCCCCTGCTTGTGGGCCAATACAACCACTCGTGGCCCCTCGCGGTGGGGGAGGCGGAATTAAAGTGAAGTTCGATTGCGGCAGTAACGCCATCTTCCCACAGCTTTCGGGATATGTAGCTTATTGCCCCACTGTAACTGCGGGCGGGGTAATGGTCATATATGGCATAGTCCTCACCGATGGCCCACCCATGTTCGTTGCTCAACAAATGCCCGATTCGGCGCACCAAGTCCCTGTTGAAATCCCACTCCGACAGGATGTTGTCACCTGTAGTATAGGCTCCCTGATCACCTAGCCGCGAATGCCCTACGCATAACCCGATTTTCATTTTTTGAATTTAAAAAGAAGCCGATACAGGGAAGCAAGACCGACCGCGATCCCGACCACCAGCGACCCAACACGCAGCCAGAATTCAAACTGTTCCTGCATACTCGTGATAAGCCCTATGGTGGGTGCAGCCATGCCGACTAGAGAATCTATGATGCGCGGGTTCATCACTTCTCTCCGATGATAACGGCCCTCCTATAGCTGTAGTCGCTGTGGAACTTGTGGTCTTCCCGACCCACCAGACTGCCCTCACAGAACTCGTAGACCTTACCCTCCTTCAGCGTGATCGTCGGGGGATCGTATAAGGCGGAGGCGTTCGCGCTTGATGCGTTTGGCAACTCGTTCCATCCGCAGCTTGCTAACGGGATCACCATCAGCGGCCAGAGCATCAAGACGATCCTCCAGCGCGTCGAGGTGCCTGTCCCTTTGCAATCTGATATGTTCGATGTAGGCATTGAGGGCAGCGGTCAGCAGTTGGAAGAATGTCCTCACTTGGATTTGGCGCGGCCCACGTTCAGGGCCATCCACGATACCACGCGACTTACGCGTGCCACCCATTTGTTATCCGATTCATTCGGCGTCATGGTCGCGATGAGTGAAGCCACAGCAATTACGCTGGCCACGATTTGCAGAAGCTGCTCTGAATTTTCGATGATGTATTGGATCATGGTAGGGGGTTACATTAAGTTGGGGGTATAGGAACCTACACCGGAGGGATCAAATCTAATGGCGGGCTTGGCCGCGCCACGGTGGGCGTCCAGTTGTTCGTCGAGAACCGCACGGCACACAGCCCAATGGTAATTGGACCGCTCCACATCTGCGTTCTCCTCGGCAATGGAGCCGAGCAACGCGTGTTTGATAGCGTGCAGGCTGGACATATAAACAACGTCCGTGGTGTCGATCAGCTTTTTGAACTTCCGCTTGAGGAGCAGCCGCAGCGACATGGTCTTGCTGTTCCTGTTGTCGATCCGGTAGCGGCGGTAACGGGTGACTTGGTTCTTCTGTCGGAGGTTGTTGGCGGCTACGCGAGTCACTTCGGGGGATGAGCTTGTCTCGACCCACAGCAACTGGACAGGAGCAGGCAGTTCAACAGTTCCTACACGAATCTCACTGATACTCGTAATGTCAGTGTCGGTTGCGTGGGTCGTAAGCCAAGGGTCGGCCTCACCGCCGCAGGTAAATTGCCCCCCTTGGGCATTAGTAATTTCGGTGGAGACTTTGGACACATCTGTCCCGTTGGAGAAAGTAACATGTACCGTCCCAGAAGCGGGGAGGTTTGTGGATGGGTTGATCGGCTTCAGCCGCAAACTGTAAGTCTTCCCCGCCACAGGCTCCTCGACGGTGGCTGAGTAGCCGTCGTCCACGATCCCGAATATGCCCAACGTGTTCTCCGTAGCCGTGTCGTCCCGACCAGCCAGTCGGTAGTCGTGGTGTTGGCTGCGGACTGAGCGGGGGAAAGAATAATCAGTGCTGCTCCCGTCAGCGTCCACGAGAGCCGAAATAATTGATTCAGCGTTGTCGGGAATGGTGAACGTGCTGGCGTCCGTAGTGACAACTTCCTCGAAAACAAGGTCGCGCCACATACCCATATTGTAGAGACGGGGTAGGGCCAGATTCAATTCTTTCAGGAACTGGGCGGAGTTAGCGCCCTTGGACCCGCATACTTCCAGCAGGGCGTCCTCGACGCCTTGAACAGTCAATGTGGCCATAGTTCAAAGTAGCAG